TAGTAGACAATGCAGGAGCATAGTCAAGAACACCAGCCATTGCTAAAGCAGAAGCAACATCTGAAGAACAGATGATGAAGTTACCACGACCACGACGAGTAGTCTGAGCGATAGCGTTTGCTTCACGTTCGATTTGGAACAATAGACCTTTGAATTTCTCAACAGACCAACGACCATTTGAATCAACGTCAAGGTCAAAAGTACCAGCAGTTGCAGTACCAACTTCAGCACCAGCTTTAGCTGCTGAGTAAACAGTACGAACTACTTCACGATTGATTTCTGAAGTGATTTCAGTTGAAAGGATGTTGCTTAATTCGCCTTCAGCGTCAAGACCATGAACTGCTTTCAAGTCTTGTGCAAGTTCAACAGTGTATTCTGCTTTCAAAGCACGAGTCTGAGCAGTTACAGTTGTCTTCTCGATAGAGAAAGCCATCTGAGCAAAAGTCAAATCTTCAGCAGTGGCTGTAGTCATTGCAGTACCAGTAGTATAAGTACCAGTAGCTGGGTTAGATCCAGCGTGAACAGGAGGAGCTGCGCCACCAAATGCAGTGTTTGCTTCGTTGAACAATGCTTCAGTACCAGACTGGCTAGTATACTTGCTCTTCATTGCGAAGATCAAACCAGTAGGCTGAGTCATTGGCTGAACACCAGCGATGTCATAAGCGATTAATTGTGGAGCTGCACGACGTACCAATGCGATAAGCACAGGATCGTAACCAGCCATGTTTGCGTTAGTACCTGCACCACCTAAGGCGATACCAGCACCACCAGCGTTAGCTGGAGCAGTTTCGAAAAGGGCTTCTTGTTGCTTAGCACCTTCACGTTCTTGGTTCTCTAATAGAACAGCAGTAACTTCACGACGATACTGTTCTTTGATTGATGGAGCATCAGTACTGTCTAGTACAGGAGCCCATTTGTTTAATAGTTCTTGACGATTCATTTTGTTTTCCTTTAAATGAAAATTTTTATTTGCGAGTTAATGCGGATAGATACTTTGCCATTTGAGGATCAACTTTCTTAGTTGTCTCAGTCAAAATTTCTACAGGAGCATCTGTTACTACAGATTCAACATCTGCTTGCGCCTTAGTAGTGAAGTAGTTCTCACGAATAGTTTGTACTTTCTTAGAGAAAGTGTCAACATCTTCATAAGACAATTCTTCAGCTAGACCTTGCAGTTTTTCAACTTGAGTGTCGGTTAAACCTTCACATGCAGTTGCTAAAATTTCAGAACGCTTTGCTTCAGCAAGAGTTTTATTCAACTCTACATTAGCAGCTAACTGTTCATTTAGTTTTGCTTCAAGTTCTGCAACTTGTTCTTCCATCTGACCAACTACATCGAATTTCTCTTCAGGAATATCGATATAATGTTCTTCAAAAAGACCTTTTAGTCCAGCAACAAATCCTTCAAGGATTTCGGACTTCATACCATGCTCAAGGGCTATTTCATTCTGAGTAATCCACTCTTCAGCAATATAGCTGAGATATCCATCAACTTTTTCAACAAGTCCCTCTTGATTCTGAGCTACGCTCTCTTCGAGCTTAGCAGCGAATTCTTCTTCGATACGTGCAACTTCTTCTTTTACACGATTCATAACAGCAGCTTCATAAATGGTAGTTGCTTTAGCACGGAACTCTTCAGAGAGTTCTTCACCATTCATAAGTGCATCGATATCTTCTTTAACACCTTTTAGATGGGATGCTTCGCCAGCAGCTTCATCTTTGTTAACTACGTTCTTAGTTTTAGAAGTACCTTTAGTTGCTTCATCTTCGTTGTCAACGTTATTTCTAGCGTTGTCTGGATTAGCTGGAGCATTGGTTGGTTTAGCAGCTTCTTCAGCTACTACTTCTTCGGCTTCTACTTCTTCGATTTCAGCAACTTGCTCAGATAACTGGGCAGCTTTTGACTCGGCGAGTAGTTGGGCAATTTTTTGTTCTAATGACATCTTTAATCTCCTAACAGGATGTTTCTATATTTATTTATTATTTATCTGATTTTGCTCAGAAAATTCTGGAAAGCGATAAGTTTCGCTTCGGTTAAATTCCTAGATGAAGTCTTCTTAATAAAAGACTTAACTTCATCAATATGTTTCTCCACAAACTTTCCATCAACAAAAATCCACTCACGACTTTCCATAATACCTTTTACAAAAGCATCTGGAGCGGATGGATCAGCGACAATATCAGCTGCCGTAGACAGCATAAAATCATCCTGTACTACTTGAACACCTTCTTTATTCATTTGAAGAGATCCAAGTGCTCTACTGGATACACCAAGATTTGCACCGCCATCGAGAAGACCTTTAGCGATTTGACCCATTGGGGTATCTAGAATTTTTGCCTTACCAATATAGTTAGTACCTTCTTTACGGAGATCAACAATCATATGTGAAACACGATCTAAATTAATAGATGGGTTTTCTGGATGACCGAGTTCACCATAAGCACGATTTTGGCGCACGCATTGTTCCATGTAACGACCAACTTCTTTATCCATAACATGCTCTGGATACATGCGACCATTACGGTTTTTTAATTCAGATTGAAGAAATACACCTTCGATAAAGTACTGCTTACCCTTACCAATTTTTTCTTCAACGATACAATTTGTATGTTCTACGACTTCTCTGATTAGTTTCATTTTTATACCTTATCTGGAGAACCACTCATAGTGGTAGAAGCACCAACACGAGTATTATCATCGTATTGACCATATACAGCAGTTTCAACTGTAGAAGCGTAACCACCAATTTTACGTAGAGTCAAATAGATATGCGCTTCAGCACCTGATACTGTTACAACAATATCTTTAGTATTCTGAACTGCATCTCTGTGACCCATACCTTCAAAATCGAAGGTTCCAGAATTTTCTGGAGCAAAGGCTAATACAGGAACTGAGTTACGAACGATAGTAATTGCTGAAGATAACAATCCAGTAACTTGTGCTGAACAAATGTCAACAGTTTGAGTTGCGCCATCTAATGCTTGAGTAGTTGCCAAGCAGTCAGTTGCTAAACTAATAGTAGCACTTCCTGTAGTACCACCAACTTTAACGATGGTCTCTTGGTTTGTATTTTTAATGATAGTCTTTGTGACAGCCATTTTTATTCCTTAATTTTGTTAACTACATAAAAGAAATTATCTTTACATTCTCTCATGTATTCAATTATTTCCTTTTGGTTCGCCAATAGATTATTTAGTTGTTTTTGTGTATCTTCATTTATTGCAACAACAGCATCATCATTCAGTTTATAATGAATCTTATTCTCAACAATTTCGTCAACTTTGTTCAAAGAGCGAATCTTTTGAACAACTGGATCTACTGTAAAAATTTTAGAAGAAGCAAGATCTATGTAGGATTCTATTAATGTATCTGTAATTTTAACGTCATGAAATTCTTTAATGATACTGGCTACTTTATTCTCTGTAATATCTTCGTATATTTCGTTGGTAACTTCTTGCTTTAAAGACTCTTCGTATTTCTTATTTTTAATATACGATCTTGCTTCTTCTAAAGTTTTTAATTCAGTTGCTTCATTATCAATAAAGACTACTCCCTCAGTAACCCTAATTAGGTGACCAAAAGAGCGGATAGAGTCATCCACTTTATTGATAGATTTTAGAAACTGTTTATAATACATTACGCAGCTTCTTGGTCTGAAACTTCAGTAGTGTCATCTGCAGGCTCTTCAACTGACTCTGGAGTTTTAAACATATTCTGTGCAACGTCAGCACGCATAGTTTCTAATTTATCAGAAATCTTTTCAGCCATTGCCAAATTAAATGCGTCTTGCGTAGTGCTTGCATCACCTGATGCAATTGCAGAAATCAAATTTTTAATTGTATCACTCATTTCTCATCTCCTTTTGTTGGGTTTGGTGATTCTTCATCTCCACCCATTCCATTATCCATTAAATGTTGTTGCTGGGCAACTTGAGTAACACCAGCAATAGTACCTTGTTGAGCAGCATCATCCAACTGTTTTTGCTTATCAAGATCCATCTCTTTATCCATCTGTTCAATTTCTTCATCAGTTTGCATAAGAACATTCTTACGCACCCAAGTAGAAGAATAGTAACGTCCAATATATGGATCTAATTGTTGTAATGCTGTTACACGCTGAATCATTAACTCATTATCTTTTAACTCAGCGAAGTGATTATCTTGCTGATAGTCATACTGGATCGTTTGTTCCAACAGATCCCAATCTTCAGCAGTAATAATACCTTTAGCAATTAATTGAATACGCAATGCATTGCTAAACATTAAACTAAACTTCTTACGTAGTCTAGAAATAAACTTCATGAATTTGATTTCATCTCTAGAAATTTCAGTACTACGTCCTAGAGCGAATCCAGAAGAAGATTCTAAACGACTCATTGGCACATTAAGTGCTTGATATAACTTACGTTGGAAATATTGAATGTCTGCAATATCTCCTAAATTCTGTCCACCTGGAAGAGTTGTAATTTCAGTTCCTTTACCACCTTCACGTCGTGGCATCCAGAAATCTTCCATCATTGACAAGTGGCGACGATCGTCACGAGTCTCTCCAGTGGTAGCATCATAAACAATCTTGTTACGGAATTTGTTCATGATATCATTTACATATTGCTCAGCTTTTAGTTTCGGTAGGTTACCTACGTCAACATAAAATACACGTCTCTCAGGAGCACGTGAAATACGGTAGATAACTACCGCATCTTCAATCATCTTTAACTGGTTCGTTGGCTTAATTGCTTTATGCAAATAAGACATCATCATGCCAGTATTTTGATCTACAGATCCTGAAGGAGTGTAGATGATTGAATCTAATGAAAGTTTTACACCTTGAGTGGTGTTCTCAGTAATACCTTTATCATTGTAAAGATAGTACTCAGCTTTATCAATTGAAATGTCAACACCTTTTTCAGTGCGTTTCTTTTCAACTTCTTTAATCTTGCGAATTTTACGAGGATCAACTATACGTAATTCTTGAATACCTAACTTTGGTTGCTTAGGATCAATAAGAACATTATAATAATTTCTACCATCAATATACCACTGACGGAAGATATCATGTCCTTTACGTTCAAAGTCTAGTAAACGAAGAATCTCATCAAATTCTACAATAATCTTTTTCTTAATTGGCTCAGATAATTTTACTTTATCTAAGTTAATTTTAACTGACTGGTCGTCTGACTCTGCAATAATCGCTTCATTAACAATGTCTTCAATTGCTGAATCGCAATCCATATACATTGCTGTTTCACGATAACGACGGATAAGTTCGTTTTCATTTTTAATAATCGTATCCATATCCATGACCATGCCATAATAGCTGGTCGCAGAAGAAGATACAACTGTAGATCCATCATCAGAAATAGGACTTGTTACAGACGCTATTGCTTTTGACGGATCTTTCCTTTTTATTTCAAATCCAAGAATATTCATAATTAAATTTTCAAGTTTAAATTAAACTGGTAGAGGGAAACTACCAATCGGAGTATCAACGCTAACATTAAGATTGATACCACCACCTTCAGTTGCATTCGAAGTAAAGTAGTTGTATTGGAATTCAATATCAAACTGTTCGATTGCATTTTGTTGGTCATAATCTAAAGCGATTGGACCAATGTTGGTTGGGAAAGCATCAACAAATTTATAAGACTTAATAGTAGCTCCACTGCGATCTAATTGGTGGACTTGCAAGTCTACTTGATAGTCACGTGGATTAGTTCTTCCATCGGTAGTACTATAACTTTGAATACCAGCTTGCCATTGTTCAAAAGCATTACGGATATTAAAAGTAGTATCATTATATATCGAAACTGTCCAAGGTGCGAAATTACGCTCACCTGCAAAGTTTACTGGACGACCTTTAAAAAGAACAGCGATGTTCTCAATAGTGGACGCAGGTAACTGAGCAGACTTACATAAGAACTGAGCACGTTGACCAGCAATGATACCTAGTGGTACAAATGATGGGAATGTAAGTTCAACACGGAATTGATTTGGGCGAGCACCGCCACCGATCATCTGTGATTTAAAATCAGCAATATTTGCCATTTGTGTTTCTCCTTGTTCTTTTCTCTATTTAGCTCTTAGCCACCGATCTCGCTGAAGTTAATTCCAGAGCGAGCAGCAACAAAGTTAAGAGTAATAAAGTTAATAGAGCGAGCTGGCTTGATGAAGATGTCTGCGACAAATTCATTGCGATCTATAACTTCTCCAGTATTATTAGAGTCATCGCACTTAACAACGAAGTCAGTAATACCACGACGACCTTGAACGTCACGTAGGAATGGCTCGACTAAGTTCTTAAACTGAGCACGAGTGAAACCATCGTTAAATTCAAACAACTGATACTTAGCAGCAGTTGCAATAGCTTTCTCTAAAACGATAAACAGACGACGCACGTTGATGCGATCAAATGCACTTGGCTTGCTTAGGAGAGTTTTATCTCCAAACAATACAGTACCTTCTCCTGGGAACATTACGCATGGGTTAATACCAGCTTTGTAAAGATCGTCACGATCAGTCTTAGGTAATTGAGTAGCAGTCTTCAAGCAGTTCTTGATTACGCCACGATTCAAACCACCTGGACTCCACCATGGATCGTTAGTGTAATCAGTGCGAGCGCACAGACCAGCAACGTCACCATTGAAAGGAACCCAACGATATTTGTCGTTGTAACGATCGTATTGATATTTGTAACCAGAGTCGCAAACAGCATATGAGCTGCTAGTCAACATATTACGATAAGCAATAATGTCAGAAGTAACGCTTGCTTGTCCTGGACCACTGATTAAAATTTCACCAGTAGTTTTATTTTCAGGAGAGATAAATGCGATACAATCTTTGCGAGTTTCTACAATACCAATAACAAAATTGGCCACTGTTGGGCTTGCTTTACCGATAGGTAGTAAAGAGATGTCATATGCTTGATCATCAGCATATAAATCCCAAGCATTCATTAACTGCCCATCAGTTGCAGATAAATCGTCAACACCACCAGATAATGGTAGATTAACTGTTCCAACTTGAGCATAAGTTTTATTTGCTGCAGTTGTACCCCAGTTAGTTCCAGTTGCATGATGGTCAGTCCACCATAGATACTGTGAGCGAGAGTTAATTACATCTTTGTAGTAGTTGTTAGTACCATCAGTTTTAGTAGCATCAGATGCTTTAGAAACATAAGCAAATTTCTCTAAAACTCCACCAGGAGTTCCAGTCCAGCGACCATCGTTATCAATAACGATAATGTGCATTTCATCATTAACACCAGAAACGCTGGCTGCATAAGAAGAAGTGCTTGGTGCAGAATCAAAACTATCCATGTAATCCCAAGTAGCAAAAGATGCTGCGCTATCACATGTAGAAACTGTAATCGAATTACCTAGAGTGCCAGGATACTTAGCAGCGAATTGTCCAACAACACCTTCGCCATCAACCCAGTTTGCTTGATAGTCATCGATATTTTTAATCAATACACCACCAACAGTAATAGCTCCAGTAGCAGTTGCTTGAGTACCAGTACCACCAGTAGAAGCTGGTGTAGCAATGGTAATAGTTGGAGCAGCAGTATAACCAGTACCACGATTGGTCCAAGTTAGTCCTTGAATAGAAGAACCAGTAATAGTTACAACACCAGAAGTAGCACCAGAGCCACTAGAAGATGTAATAGTCATTGTTGGAGGTGAAGTATAACCAGATCCACCACTAGTAATAGTAATACCAGTGATTACGCCACTAACGATAGTAGCAGTACCAGTTGCAGTTGCGCCACCAAGAGTAACTTGTGGTGCGCTAAAGGTAATAGTTGCGGAAGCGTAGCCAGTTCCACCATTAGCGATAGTAGCAGCAGTAACAGAACCACCAGTAACAGAAGCAACTGCAGTCGCTTGTTGACCACCAGTAATGTTTGGTGCAGAAACTGTAACTACAGGAACAGCACGATATCCTGAACCAGCATTAGTTACAGTATGTGAAGTGATAGAACCTGAAGTTGTAGTAACCGCATTTCTGTGGTTTTCAGTATCAGCACGAGTTACCAACATATTGTTGGTATAATTTAAAAAGTTTGCAGCTGTGAAAAACGATTGGGCATTAGCATCGACTGGTTTGCCGAAACGCTGAACCAGATTATTCTCTGAGTTGATGGTTACAGGTGAAAGAACTGGACCCCATTGGAATGTTCCAGCGAAAGCACCAGTAGATGACGCAACAGCTGGGACGATCGATGTAAAGTCTTTTTCTACAACTGCAACACCTGGACTAAGTTGAAAAGGCATTGTAATTCTCCTTATTACATGTTATTCTGTTTTGCTTAAAGCAAAAGGTTTTGCTTCGAGGAGCACTTGAAAGCACTAATTTATTTATTGAAAACCCACTTTCAGAAATTCAATGGGGCAGGTTCTCGGGTATCTCCATTATCAAAAAAGCCAAATGGGGTTAATTCTTCTTCAATGGCTTTGATCTTTTTCTCATACATTATTTGTCTAAGGTTAACATTATTTAGGTCTTTAAAATAGCTAGTGGAAGTGAGCCAAGAAAACAAGACTAACGACATAACTAAGTCATCATTATACCCATCATCAGCTTTATATGTTCCAGTTTTTTCAATAAAAGTCGATATTTCAGATATAACTTCTGGATCCTGAATAATCAACTTACCTTCTTCAACCAGTGATTTAAAGTTATGACAACCAGTTCTTTTAACTTTCTTGTCAGTGGTAACTCCTAATTGAGTATTACCTCCACCGAAACCACCTGTAACTGTCTGGAACCCTGTAGATCTTTGTACGAATACTAAATTCTCATACTCTAATTCATTATGCAAAATATATGGAACTTGCTCACTATGATTAGTTTCAACTAAAACAAATGCCATATTATATTGGATGGCAACGTGGTGAATTACGTTTGGATATAAAAGAGGACTAATATCATTTCTTCTATATTTACCTACCAGCTTATATGGAACTTCAGTAATATCAACAATAGTGAAAGCGGAGTAATCTCCACCAACACCCTGTGCCGTATCGGCAACTATAACATATGTATTATCTTTTTGCGGATGCTCATAAAGATCCAATCCGTCTTTGCTGTAAACTGGAACCGCCAGAGACATTTTGGCAATAACATCAGCATTAATAAGCGTAAGACTTGAGCCGAGGAATTTACAAATAACCTCTTGGTTATATTTAAGTTCACCCAGCATTTTCCTTTGAGTTTCTGCCCATGCTGCATCACGTCCAGGAATTTCCCAGTAAGGAATGAATAAAGGTACAAAGTCATTTCTTCCATTCTCAGCATCATTCCAGAATTTCCAGAAATGGTTATAGCCGAGTGGAGTTGAACTCAAAAGAATTTTTGTTGTTTCACCAGCAGAAATAGTTGGGTAAACAGAAGTAAAGAATTCTTCGGCAACTGTATTTGGAATAATCGCAGTTTCGTCAACATACAATAAGTTAACAGACTTACCACGAATACCAGATTGAGAAGTGGCAGAAGTAAATACCTTACTACCATTTTCCAATTCTACGTCACCTTTGTTCCAAGTAACAACACCTTGTTGTAACCACATAGGTAAATGTTCATACATTAACTGATAACGATTTAAAACTTCCCTCGCAGCAGTTGCTTTGTTTGCAAGAATAGCAACTGTTTTTGCTTCTTGAAATATAGTATACCAAACGATATATGCAGCAGAGGTAGTAGTCTTCCCTTGCTGACGACCTTCCATAAGGATAACCTTACGATTATCATGGATTACTTTTAGTTTTTTCTTCTGACAGTCATATAATTTAAATGGGATTAAACCATGATCCAATGAAACGATCTGGCAGTAGGTTTCAATAAAGTAGATATAATCTTGAGAACATTTTATATACTCTTGAACCTGCTCTGGTGTAAATTGAACTTGAACACCAGCAGCTTTTAAATTCGTATTTGCATTATAAATTTGTGCCATAATTAAAAGTTATCTAACCACGATTCAGAAGATACCGTGGCTGTAGTAGTATCGCCTGTTGCAACATATGTTCTATTAGGATGACTAAAATCTTCATTCTCACCAACATTAGCGTTAGCCTGAGTAATAACACCTTGATTTGTAGTAGCGCCAAAGATAGAAGTTTTAATTGTAAAACTTAAAGTATGTGTAACAAATCTGCGAGTTTGAAAATCTCCATCATAATCATCTTGAACAGTTACGCTATTTAAAATAACTGGACATGGTGTAGTAATTCCCATCTCTTCAACTTGTTTAATTTGAAGAGTATATTCAGGTGTAAAGGTAGGAAGAATTTGCTCTAAAATTTGTAAACCATCTTCCTGAGTTTTTGTAAGGATATACAAATATATATCAATATTATATGGAACTGGACTGAACACTTTATTTTGCGATGTAGTCCCAGTGCCAGCAGTGACCATTGACATACGATTAGTTTTGCGAGTGGCATCATATGTATAACCAGTAATCTCGAAAGACATTCTTGGTAAAGTTACATAGGTATTATGTTCTAAATTTGGATCTGAATCTAAACGAACTAACCACTTTTCTTTAGGAGCATATGCCAATGGTACTTGAATTCTTTGTATAGTATTGCCAGTTACAGAGTCTCCCTGATTTCTGTCAATATAAATGTTACTGAACAAACTACCAAACCCAACGATAGTTTTTCTAATTATACCATGATAAAAAACCTGATTGTTTAACACGTTAGCCTTGCTTTAAAGTGAAAGCGCCAGAATATGCTGGAGATGTTCCTGC